AAAGAACAAATAGTAATTGAAGTTCAAGAACCAGTTGTAGAAATTCCTACACCAATTTTTGAAACTGAAACAGTTGATAATGGTTTGGTTGAAACACCACCTGCACCTGAAATTCCAAATGCTGATATGTGGAAAGAAACTGCTAAATACTTTGAAGATAAAGAAACTAATGAAGCAAAGAATGAACTTCGTCAGGTAAATTCCGTTTATAGAGATAGTGAAACCATAAATGAATGGTGCAATTAAATGAAAATCTTAACTCCAACAGGATTTCAAAATTATCAAAAGATTATTAAGAAACGAGCTGAATGTATTCAGCTAGTTTTTGAAGATACAAGTATTACTTGTAGTCTAGACCATAGATTTGACAATGATGGTGTTGAAGTTCCAGCTAACAAATTCAAAGTTGGCGACACATTGAATGGTAAAATAATCAAAGGTATTATACCTGTTGGAGTAAAAGATGTTTATTCACCGCTTATGGTAGAAGGTGGACACAAATACTTATCAAATGGTTTAATTAATTACAATTGTTCATTTGAAGGTTCTTCACCTACACTAATTGAAGGCGATATACTTAAATCTTGGATGGGTATTGAACCATTACGCACCGATTATGGATATAATATGAAGGTATTCGAAGATCCAATACCAGGTGTTACTTATGTAATGGGTGTAGATAGTTCAACAGGTGTAGGGCAAGATGATTGTGCTTTCCAAGTATTAAAAATTGTGAATAAAGAACTATATGAACAAGTTGCTGTTTACAAAAACAACAAAATTAAACCATACGAATATGCCGCAGTTGTTGCTGCAGTGAGTGAGAGATATAATAATTGTTTAATGGTTGTAGAAAACAACGATTGTGGCAAATTCGTTACTGAAGAACTATGGTATAACATTGGTTGTGGAAACATTTTGAATACTGATGGTAAAGGTATTGGAACACGTGCTACTCCTGCAACTAAACTTGAAGCATGTATTATGCTTCGTGATGTTGCTAATGCAAAGAAACTAATAATACACGATGCAGAAACAATTTACCAATTAAGTAGATTTGAACAAATATCACCAAACCATTTTAGAGGTGCAAAGGGTTGCCACGATGACCTTGTATCAAGTTTATATTGGGCTATCTTTTGTTTGAAACAACCTCAATTTGATTTGGATGCTGTTCAAAATGCAGCACAAATTAAAAATCCACAAGATGATTATGCTCCTCCTCCTTGTTTATTTGATGAGTCATCTGACAATAGTGATTTTTGGAAGAGTTTTAATTAATGAGTTTTGCAGATAAAATATTGCCACGTCTAGGACAAAGTGCCGAAAATAAAGAATGGTATGTAAATGCCATATGGAAGTCTCTTAATGAATATATGATAGATATTGAGACTGCTCTGGCAAAGCCACAATTTACTATTACTGGAATTACTACTGTTCCTGGAACACCACCAGTTCAAACTCCTGTTACTTGCAAGACAGGTATAGTTTCCAATAAACGTACACGATTGTCATACCCAGAAGTTAAAACAGCTATGTGGTGTGGTGATGGTAATATGACTTTCCCTAATTTGTTTAAATTATTTGCTTCAAAATTGATGTTGAATTTTAAAACAGTTTATTCAAATGCAATAGTAACAGGTATTACTGAATTTGCTTTTGATGCAACTACTGTATATTCTTCTATGGCTAATAGCTTTATGACTGAAATAAAAGCAATTGGTGCAGCCGGTTCAATGAATCCCCAAACATTTCATAATACATTGAGTAGATATTTGGATTTGGCATTTAAATCCCTTCCGCCAGTAGTGATGTCATTTAATGGTAAGGGGCAAGTTCCAACAGGTGCATTTGTAGGAACAATTACAATAGCATTTCAACAGGTCGCTCTAATATGATAGCACAAACATATAATAATTATTGGAAACTTGATTTAAAAGAATTACCCACTATGGGTAAACTCTATCCACAAGGCACAGTAATCAAAATTAGACCTTTAAATGTTCAAGAAATCAAATATCTAGCAACTATAAATGAAGAAAATGCTACTGATATTATCAATGAGATACTTGAGAAATGTTTATTATTAAAGGGTATTGAATTTGACGATATTTACTTGGGCGATAGAACATATTTTGCATTTTGGGTTCGTATCAACAGTTTTACAAAAAATTCTGGTTATGATATAAACATTAAAGAATGTTTTAAATGTAAAAATCCATACACAACTAATATAAAACTTACGGATTTTGAAGAAAAATATATTACTGAAGACGAACACGAAATAGATTTGCCTGATTGTGGCATTACATTGAAATTAAAATATCCTACCATTAGAGATTTAGATATTAAATGCGAAGATAAAGAAGTAGAAAAATTTATTAGACATATAGATATGCCTGATAAAAATATTACTATATTAGAACAATTCATTAAAGGTCTAAGTGCATTAGATTATTCCATAATGAAAAATACAATAGACAAAATGGAGATTGGTTTCAGTAATCAAATAACCATATATTGTCCTATGTGCGGTCAACCTCATACTTATACAATTGAGTATAGTGATATGGGCTTGTTGGGTAGCATAAACATATTTGAGATATTAGAAATGACTTTGCGTATTTCTAAATCTATGAACTATCAGATTATGGATGATATGCCTTGGATGGAAGTTGAAATCTTACAAGAAGCCGCCAATAAGATTGACGAAGAAGAGCGAAAACAAATGGAAAAAGATAGCGGTAAGATTTCTATGAGCCGTGCTCAAATCTAAGTTCAAGAAAAACAAAAATTTCACCTAGTTTAAAGTAATTTAACTATATTTTATTATAGTTAAAACAAATTAATAGGCTCTATACAAACTAATGATATAAAAACTACAAAAGGAGGCTAGATGAATTAAAAGGATTTTTTATGGCGAAACAAGATGATGAAAAGAAATATTATGTAGATAACGCTAGATTAAGAGAAGTTATCATTGAATATAATCGTTTGAATGTTGATGACAAACGGAGATTGGTGTGCTTCATATTTACAGCGTTTGGAGAATAAATTTTTAAAGCAGAAAATCACAGAAGAAAAATATAATTCTGCAAAACAATTTATTATCAACAAGTCTAGACAAATAAATGCACTTCAAGAGTCATACGAGAAAATGACATTAGAAGAAAAAAGACAATTTAGAATAAATCTAGACAAGCTCAAGAACGAAATGTGTGAATACTTCCTAAAAATTATTAATGGACGTATCAATTCATTTAGACTTCGTTCGTCAGGAGCATTAAAGAATCACGAAGATATTAATGATATTATTCAGGATGCATTTATTGCAGTAATGACATATATCAATCGTTACAATGACGAGAGAGCAACTTCAGCCTTCGCTTATGTAACACAGCTCGCAACCAATAGCATATTGTTCTCATTAAATGAAATTAAGGAACGTGAACAAAAAATGGTTACTGGACTTGATTTCTATGATAATTTGAATACAATAGATGACCCACACAGTATGGAAGGTTTAACTAAATTTGTGGAGTAATTATGCTAAATTGTGATGGTTATTCAACTGTAAAATATTTAATGGAAAATTTCCCTGCAGTGAAGGACGATTTTGTTCCAATGGCAAAGATAAATGAAAATGCAAAAATTTATCCTTGCTATATGGAAATGAAAAAAGATAATAACCCAGATCATTATGTAATTAGATTTATGGGTAAAAATCAATCTCCAATTTTTGCAATAGAGAATGATACACAATCTGAATGGTTTACTGCTGTTACTTATAGGGTTCCTGTTTCGGAATTGGATATTAAAACATTATACGAATTTGAAGGTACTGAATGTTAGAAAAGAATGTAGAAGTTTCCTTACTAGAAATCAAAAATCTATATGAGTATTTTTTCAATGCATATAGTAATACAGGTTTGAGTTTGGAATGGAGTAAGATAACTTGTAAGAATATAAAATACTTGGAAACACCATATAATCAAATAAGTAAGGGTGTTTACAATGAAAAGAATGATTCTAAATTCTATGAATTTAGCGAAAAATATGAAAAACTTGTTAGAAAATACGCAGATCGTGATGACCAGGGAAACATTGTATATGAAAATGAAGACCCAGTCATAAACGAAATGATTGTAGAGTTTGAAAAAGAAAGGGATAACTTGGAAAAAGAATATAAGGATTTATTGGATAAAATCAATAACAAAAATGATATAAACAATAAATTTTTAAATCAAAAAGTAAAAATAAAAATTATGGTGCCTGATACAGAAAATGATATACCTGCTCAAGTGCCACCATTTGTTGTAGATATAGTTATTAGAAAAGAGGGTTAAACACCCTCTTTTTTATTATACATTTACTTGTGTATTTCCTAAACAATGTGGGCTACCGCAAATCAAACAATTCGGGAGGTTGCAAACAAGTTGTTTTGCTGAATTATTACCAAGATTAATTTGTCCAGTTGTAGAAGTGTTTATATTCACGTCGCTAAATGCACTTATATTAATTGTACCAAATGAATTAATATTGACATCACCACTTATATTTACATTCAAATTACCAGGACCTGCACTATAAGTATTTGTTTGAATATCAATATTACCATCAGAGTCAATTCGTGTAACGGCACCAGTATGGTGTGTGAAGGCAATTTCACCTGTCTTACGATTCATAACAAGATAATCTCTTTGGTCTGTTTGGAACAATACCATAGTTTGTGGATAATCTTCTGTTCTTATATAGAAATCCTTTGGGTTATATTTAATATCAGTATAAGAAGCATTAAATGCAACTGAAGTATAAACAGGTTTACTATCATCGCCATTATCAAAATATCCACGAACAATAGTATTCAATTCAGGAATAACGAAATTACCCTTTGTTGAAGCCATAGATGGAATATCAGGAATAGCCCAAGGAATATTGTTTGTGGCTAAATCGTCATAATAACCATAAATCTTAATTTGGCATCTGCCTAATTGGTCTGGGTCATTATTGTTAATTACAATACCAGTCCAATGGTTATTATCAGGCTTATCTTTCTTTGGAACAATTTGGTCAGTAGCAATACTTTGTGTATTACCCTTCATCAATTGTCTAAATTGTTGTATATCATTCATAATCTCACCTACTTATCTTTTTTAGCCTTTTCTTCCTGTAATTCCAATATACCCATTCCGTAAGTTCCATCAGTCACACATTTAACTTCCATTGTGTAAGATTGGAATGCTTTGAAATGGTGTGCAATACCAGCAATAATATAATTACCAGTATGGATTTTATCTACAGCATCAGCAGTAGAGAAATCCATATTTATTTTATCACCAAGTACTGGGCGACATTTAGCTGTTTGATATTCTTTTGGAAGTCTATGAACATCAACTGTCATATTTATAAAATTTTGAAA